GAGAAGTTATCAGTGTAGATAGTAATACTCAGTTAACAGTAAAAAATGCTTTTACAAGAACTTTTAGCGGACAACAAGCAAGAAAAACAGCTCTAGACGTTAGATTTGATAGAGACGCTATACTAGCAGAGGTTACAAATACTTCTGGAACATTTACTGCAAACTTTTTCTTACAGCGTAAAGGAGACACAGGTAGTCAAGGCCCACAAGGGCCACAAGGACCTACAGGAGTACGAGGAATACAAGGCACTAGAGGCCCGCAAGGACCAACAGGTCCTGTAGGACCCACAGGTGTTCAAGGAATACAAGGAACTCGAGGAACACAAGGACCGCAAGGAAATCAAGGGCCCGTAGGTGTTCAAGGTCCGCAAGGACCAGGAGGACCGGCAGGACCAACAGGAGCAGTAGGACCGGCAGGAAATCAAGGCCCGCAAGGACCAGCAGGAGCAGTAGGACCAACAGGATCCCAAGGAGTTACAGGAAATCAAGGACCACAAGGACCAGCAGGCTCTCCTGGACCAGCAGGACCAGCAGGAACAACTCCAGGACCACAAGGACCGCAAGGACCCGCAGGCTCTCCTGGACCGGCAGGACCAGCAGGAACAACTCCAGGACCACAAGGTCCCGCCGGACCAGCCGGACCAGCAGGACCAGTAGGACCAGTAGGAGGGGTAGGACCAGCAGGTCCCCAAGGACCAACAGGATTAGGAGGACCAGCAGGTCCACAAGGCCCTGCAGGACCAACAGGAAGTCAAGGAACTCGTGGTCTTTCAGGACCACAAGGACCACAAGGACCAACAGGTGGTGCAGGTCCAGTAGGCCCACGAGGAATAACCGGCCCGCAAGGAGGTCAAGGCCCAACAGGTAGTACAGGTCCGGGTGGCCCACGAGGAATAACAGGCCCTGGGGGATCACAAGGCCCCACAGGTAGTCGAGGACCTACAGGAGGAGCAGGCGGCACAGGACCTACAGGACTACAAGGGCCTACAGGCCCGGGTGGATCGCCTGGAAATAAAGTAGCTTTTGATACAAGTAGTAATAGTGCTCCTTCTTCCTCTTCTATGATAAGCACTATTAATAGTCTTGGAACTCCCGGTATACAAACAAACGATGTGCACTGGACAGTAGCTTCTGGAGAAGTTCATAGATATAACGGCTCTTCAATGGTGGATATTACTCCTGTAGGTGCAAGAACTCTACAGGCAGACTCAAGTATAATATATAGACACTCTGATGATGCCCAAGAGCTATGGACCTCTTCAACCACAACCTGGAGAGAGATAGGAGATCTTTGGTGGCAACTTCCTGCTCAGATTCCGACTGCTTTTAGTCAAGCAAGAATTTCAAACCAAATTCATTTATTTATAATGGATAACAGTATAGCACCCAACAGTAATGCTGCAATTTATAATACTGGTCAAGCAATAAGATACGATCATGCAATAACCTATCATGTAGGAACTGCAGTACCGGAAACAAGTTCAGGAAATAGTATGTATGGAACTACATATAACGGTACACCGGGAGGTAGTGGGTATTTCGCTAGGGGAGAGATAAGAGACGAAAGAAATCAGTGGGCAGGAATGCAGTTTACAGCAGGACTGTTTAGAAGACTAGAAGATAATCTTACAATACCGACTAATTGGGCAGGAAAATATATCTATGTCAGAGCCTGGTTTAGACCCGTACAATTTTATACTAGTAATAGCACCACAATAAATAGAGTGTACATTGATAATAATCAAACAGAATTTGTAGGACAAGTAAGATGAGTACTTATACAATTTATAATATTTCTACAGGAGAAATAAGAAAAGCATTTGCTCCCGGCGCAGGAGCAGATATAAATGCATATTTAAGAGAGGGAGAGTCATACTTAGATGGCTCTTATGCTCCTTCAAACTATACAGTTACGGATGGAAAAGCTGTAAAAATAGAAATTCCAGAAGAGTATGATCCAGAAGCTTTAAATTTAATGATTAGAAACGGTTTATTGCCTTCTAGTGACTGGACCCAGCTTCCAGACTCTCCTCTTTCAGACAGTAAAAAAGCAGAGTGGGCAACATATCGCCAAGCTTTGCGAGATCTTACAACACACTCCAATTGGCCAAATCTAGAAGAAGCCGATTGGCCCACAAAACCAACCTAAGAAAAAACATGGTAGATATTTATAGAAATTTTTTAGAAAAAGAACATGCCTTAAACTTGTATAATTCAATATGTGAAACCCCATTAAATTGGTGGTTTGATTATATAAAATATTCAAATAATGAAGAGTCTGTTTTTTATCCAAATACTTTAAACGGGCAAAAAGAAATACTAGCAAGAGAGAAGGAGTTAAAAGAAAATATTTCTTCAGACTTTTTATTCAAATTTAAGCGAAGTAGTAAACATGTAGATACTTGCATTTGTTATGAATGTACTTTTAGAGATACAGTTTTAAAGTCAGAAAACTTTTTAAATTTTTTAACAGTAAATACTTCTATAAAAAATCCTGTATTAGATATTGCTTTTACTTCTATATATGAAGAGGGAGACTTTTTAGGAGTTCATACTGATGAAGGACATTCAATTGCTTTTGTACTTAACTTATCCCCAAACTGGAAACCAGAATATGGGGGAATGTTAAATGTTCTTACAGAAGGAGTAAGATGGGAAGCAATTTTTCCAGAATTTGGGTCTTTAATTTTATTTGATGTCTCAGGAAAAGGACAACCGCATTTTGTAAGTGAAATCACAAGATTTGCTCCAGGCCCGCGTATTGCTATAAGTGGGTGGTTTAATGAAGGTTAATTTTTGCGGGTATAAGTATCGAAATTTAGAGGGTAACTGGCTTAAAATGTATCAGTATACTGCCAAAGCTTTCGATGAATTAGGTTTTGATCTTGCTGTTAGCCCCTTTTTAGACTGGGACTGTAATTATAAAAAAACAATAATAAATTCTTATGATGATATCTATGTCTATAATCATACATTTTTATCAGAATTGAGAAAAGAGGATTTCTGGACAGGAAGAAAAACTTTAATATTAAAGCCTACAGGTCCTACAGACACAACATTTACTATTGATACAGAAGGGTACTCAGCTGCTTCAAGTATAACTTATACAAAACCTGAGTTTGAAAATATTGATGAGACTGATTTTTTTGAAAAAACAGTTCCATATTTAATAAGTTCAAAAGCCAATAAATGGAAGGGAAGACAAGATTTACAATTTTTAAATCAAAGTGTAGATACTCCAAAAAATCATATTCTTCTCATTGGGCAAATGCCCGCAGATGAAACTGTAACAAAAATGTCTTTTGGGTATCATTGGAGTAAGTTAGCTCATATAGTAAAAACTTTAGAATCATACGGTAAAAATTTAGTTATAAAAATACATCCTACTCTTAAAACTGAGTGTAAGAAAGAAGATTGGGACTGGTTTTTTCATGAAATTAAAATTTGGCAACAAAAGCATACTGTATTTTATGATTTTGAAAGTCTACATGAAATACTTCCAAATACTAAAGTAGCAATAGTTGAAAATAGTACTGCTGGTATAGAATGTTTAATACATCAAGTACCTATTATTAGTTTTGGATATCCAGAATACCACTGGGTAACTAAAGATTTACGTCATATAAATAAGTTAATAAATTATATTGAAGATTTATCTTGGTGGAGTAAGAGTTTAGCAAACAAATGGCTGGTTTGGTATTGCACAAAATATCAATGTTACGACTATCCCTCAACTTTAAGTAGAGTAAAGCATCTTGTAGAGGGCATATAAAAAATAATTCTTGACTCCTCACGTCCCCTTTGATATAATTTCATCATGGAGAAATTGAAATGAGTGCAGCAAACCACGACCTAGTCATTGACCAAGGATCGACTTTTGTGATTGACTTAACAATCAAAGAGTCAGGAACCTTGAAAAACTTAACTGGCTTCTCAGCTAGGGCTCAAATGCGCTCCTCTAAGACCGCTTCAGCCGTAGCTGCTTCATTTACTTGTAGCATAACTAGTCCTCCTACTGCCGGTATTGTAAAAATGGAACTACCTGCGACTACTTCTTCAGCTATGGCTTCCGGAGTATATTTTTACGACTTAGAGATTCATACAGCAAATGATGCTATAGTAAAAAGACTTATTGAGGGAAAGGTTACTATTAATCAAGAAGTTACGAGGTAATTATGTCTACTCCAGCTACTCAAGTAACTATTACAGAGCAAGTTACAGATTTATCTGTCACAAATACTAATGCAATTTCTTTGGATTTAACAACAGAGGATGTTTCTGTAAGTATAAATAACTTTGCGATTCCTATAAATTTTACGGATGCCGCAAATGTAGTTTTTGCTGGACATAACACAATTACAGCAAATAATGTAAGTGATGCTTTGAAGCAGCTTGCAGACCAACAGTTTAGAGGAACAACCCCTCCTGCAGATGGAACTGCGAATTTAGAGGAAGGAGATCTTTTTTACGATACAGACGACGATCAAATAAAAGTCTATCGCGAGACTAGTACAGGAGTTTTTGAATTTGTACCTATAATAGTAGGTGACGCTTCAGGTGATTCGGATACACTAGACGCAGGAGCCTTTTAAGGCTAACCCCCGGAGTTATAAATGGCTCAGACAATTAAAATCAAAAGAAGTACCAGTACTTCAGCCCCTGGCTCTCTTGTAGCGGGTGAGTTAGCATATTCTGATGCTAGTGATAAATTATTTATTGGACAACCCTCAGATAATGCAGTAACCGCTATTGGTGGTAAAGTATATGTAGATATGCTAGACCATACTGCTGGTACTCTTACTGCGTCAAGTGCTATACTTGTAGATGCAAGCAGCAAAATTGACCAGCTTAAGACTGCAAATCTTACGATTAGTGGTAATGCAATTACTTCCGGTTCCGGGGACGTGGATATAGTTGCAGCAGCTAATCTAGATATTGATGCAGGTACAATTGATATTACTACACAGGCTACGCAATTTTCTCTAAAAGATAATACTGCAACAGCATTAACAATAGCAGAAGCTTCAAATGTTTACATGTCATTTGTTACTACAAATGCTGGTGAACAAATTACAACAGGCAAAAAATTAATAGTAGATGGAGATGGTACAACCGGAAACGGCGGTGTTACTATTGAAAATGGAACTATTGATTTAAAAAATAGTGGAAGCAATGATTCTCGTATACGTTTTTACTGTAATTCTTCTAATGCTCATGCTCAAGTTCTTCAAGCAGCTCCACACAGTGCGGGTGCTTCAAATACTTTAACTCTACCCGCTGCTGGTACAGAGCTTATATCAAATACAGGTACTCAAACACTTTCAAATAAGACTCTTTCTTCGCCTACTCTTACTGGTACAACTACTGCAGCCATAGCAAATTTCTCAGGTACAGTAAGTTTTGCGGGCGGAACCAGCCAAGGAATGAGTGTTACTCAGGGAGCTATCTCTCTAAAAAATGGTGGGGTACAATCTAGAATAGATTTTTATTGTGAAAGTAATAATGCTCACTATGCAAGATTACAGGCTCCTGCCCACGCAAACTTTTCTGGAAATGTTACTGTAACACTTCCTGCAACTACTACTACACTTATTGGTGCTGATACTACTGATACTTTAACTAATAAGACTATGACCGCTCCGGATATTAACAATCCAGATATAGATGGCGGTGCAATTGATGGTACTACTATTGGTGCAAATAGTGCAGCCGCAGGTACTTTTACAGTTGTAAATGTTGATAATGTAACTGTAGATACAAATACAATTTCAACAACAAACTCAAATGGAAACTTAGTATTATCACCTAATGGTACCGGTACAGTTACTGTTCCTTCTGGCTATAAAAACAGAGCAGGTTTCGGAGCAACCTCTCTTGCATCAAAAGAATATGTAGACGCAGTAAAAACTGGACTTGATTTTAAAGATTCAGTGCGCCTTGCTACAACTGCAAATGGAACTTTAGGTTCTGCGTTTGCAAACGGTCAGTCTATTGATGGAACTACTCTTTCTACCGGCGATAGAATACTTATTAAAGACCAAACTACTGGTTCTGAAAATGGTATCTATACTGTAAATGCAAGCGGTGCACCCACTCGTGCAACAGATGCTGATGAAAATGCAGAAGTTACTTCAGGTTTATTTGTATTTGTAGAAGCAGGTACAGTAAATGCTGACTCAGGATTTGTACTTACAACAGACGGAACAATTACAGTAGGATCTACTGCCCTTGCATTTACTCAGTTTTCTGGAGCAGGATCATTTACAGCGGGTGATGGTCTTACTCGTACTGGTAATCAAGTAGAT